GTTGTATATAGCATTTGCGTTAAAGAGCAGTTCTTCAACTGACCCTTCGTAGTACTTACTCTGTTTCATTTGAGTAAGTGCCTGATCTACCGCACGCTCTCGGTAGAACATTTCGTCGCGTTCCCTGCGGAACTGCAATTCCATTGTGGTTATCTCGGTGTCCATTACTTCCTCCGAATGGTGATTTCATATTCCCGATCAATGTTCAAGCCCATAGGCTCAACATCGGGGTTGTTCTCTAAGAACTCTTTCATATTCGTTTGATGAATACGTTTCTCTAGTAGCCCCATTGCTTCATGCTCTTGCATAAATTTATAGAAGCTTTCCCAGTCATTAGTCCAGAAGCGGTCTTTGACGGTTCGATACGCAGTGCCCTGCGGTGTTGAAAAGCTAGTCACGCCAGTCTCTTTCGAGACCTCAAGTAACTTGTGCTTTAGGATAGTCATCTGCTCTTCTAACTGGGCAGACTCGGCTTTGTACTTTGCGTACATTGCTTCTTTGGTGTCGCGAATCTTAATGTAAGCCTCGACGACTTTCTCAATAGAAAAATCTGATTCCATACTCACTCCAAATTATTTTTTATAGGTGTTGACGATGCGCTCACATGAAGCAGTGGTGTTTGACTTCCTTTGTATTTGCACAAAACTAGGAAGATACGGCGCTAACCCGCATTACACACCGCCAACGAAAATCATTATACTCTTTTTGTTGACATTGTCAAGAGTTAATTTCACTTTTATACAGATCAATAATCTTGTTGTGGAAGTCCAATTTGTTTTGCAACATTGAGTAGAGTTTTGTTTCTACTGGACTACCTTCAAGATGTACGATCGTCATAGGGTTGCGCTGTCCCGGCCTATCAATACGTGCGTTTGCTTGCAAGTACGTTTCAATCGAAGTGACAGGAGCGTACCACACGATTACGTTAGCCGCAGTAAGGGTTACCCCATGTGCCGCCGCTTGTGGTTGAATCAAAAGTACTCGTGGTTCATCTTGTTCTTGAAACCGTTTAAAGATGTCGGTACGCTTTGACACGCTTACAGAGCCATTGATAATCTCTGACGTTACTTTATTTTTATTTAAGAAATCTTGTATTAGATTTAGTGCATGAGTAAACGGCACAAATACTAGAACTTTATGGCTGGCTTCCTCAATAACTTCTAACAAAATGTTTAGTCGGCTTGACGCATCAAACTCTATAACATTTTTAGTATCGGTGTACACAGCCCCACAGGAGATTTGTAATAGTTTGTTTAGTTGAGCCGCCGCATTCACCGCAGAAACTTCATCGCCAACTGCTTCGATTAGCATCTCTTTTTTGAGGTCTTTGTAGTACTTGGACTGCTGTGGTGTGAGCGGTGCAAACCGTGAAGTGTGTGTCACATCAGGCAAGTCGATACAGTCTTTCTTCTCGAAACGAATCGCGGGTTGCAGTAGGTTGTGCACAATGCCTTGGGCTTGCGGTTTTGGAATCCATTTGAATCGTGAGAACTGATACATCACAACATCGCGGAACGCCGTGTACAAGTGTGGGGTTCTTGAAGGCACGCAGAGTTTGGCAAGGCCGTAGGCATCTAATGGTGATTGAGCTGCAGGTGTACCAGTCATCATCCATATCCAAGTATCAGGAGTGACTACTCTTCTCAACGTTTTAAAACGCTCAGTCCTAGAATTCTTGTAGGCATTGGCTTCGTCAATGATGATGAGGTCAAACCCACCAGCCTTGAGTTCTTCTTCAACAATGCTCACACCGTCGTAGTTAATGATGACGTACTCAGCTACACCTTCTACGATAGCCTTGCGTTTCTTACGATCTCCATGCGCTACATCTACGTGGCGATGAACAGCAAACTTAAATAGGTCGGCTTGCCATGCGGCTTGCATGATGGACACAGGGCAGATAACCAGAACACGGCTGATGTACCCCTGCGCTATTAAATAGTCTGATGCCCAGATAGCTGATGCAGTCTTGCCAGTGCCTTGTTCGTTAAAACAGAAAGCGCGGGGATGTAGGGTTAGAAAGGATGAAGTTTCCTTTTGGTGATTCATTGGCCTATGGAGTCCGGGCCAGTCATAGTCTCGGTTAATCGGGGACGGCACGCTTTCCCAGCCAAGCGTCTTTAGCATCTGTGCTTCTTTCAGCCCCCAATGAACAGCCACCGAGTCTTCGGTGTACTCGGCGCTCTTAGCAATCGTCGAGAGAATCTTCTGTGGCTCTTCAGTCTGTATGACTAGGTATTTGTTTTCAACTACTTGCATCTTGTATTTTTATTCTGCCCATAGGCGTGTACTGGTCGATTACGTTATGGGTTTCTACTTCACCAAAAGCAAGTAGACGATGCGCCACAACATTTAGATAGTCGTCGTCCATAGGCTTCTCCATAGACACCCAACGTGTTCCATACGCCAGCATCCAAGCGGCACGGAGTTGTTCCACGGTTAACTCAAATGCAGGGTGTTCTTCCAAGTCAGTACTCCTAAGACGAACTATTGGTGGGTAGCTTTGTTTTACGGCGGTAACACTGCCAATGCCAGTGTTACCAATGTGAGTTATGAAAGGGCCAGCATTTGTTATTGCTGTTATTCCGTTGTTGTTCTTCACATGTAACATTGAAGACCCGTAGACCAAAGAATCAGTGACGGAGTCGTCGATCGCCTTACTTAACCCCGTGGTCTGATCGGCGAGCATATGATCTATTATCTGTTGCGCTTTTGACGCGCAAGTTTGATCTTGTGGTTTTTCCGCCTTTACTAAGAGGCTTTTTATGATCGACATCTTTTCCATCTCCCTTGTGAACTAATCCTGCTTTTTCCATGATTGCGCGTGCTTTGTTTCGCTGTGCACGTTTCTTCTTAACGGCGGGTGTGCCGTCGTAGGTTTCGTATTCGTGCTTGTATGGTCTAGGTTTATTTACGTACGGCATCTTGTTCCTTTATGTTGAAATACGCATTTGGTGAACCAGCAGGGTGCTTCATTTTGTACCCTAACAACAGTGCGGCGCATATAAACTCGCCATTGCTGACATATTCGCCGCAACTTTTTTCTACGATATGTTTCCAGCCGTAGCTACTTCTTTTAGTGTTTATAGTAATTCTTCGTTTAAGCCCATCATTTTCTAACAGCCACCGCATACACAACTGCACTCCATTAGGATTAGGTAGTTGGTGAACGGAATCTTCTTTATATTTTTTTAGTCCGTGACCAGTTAAGTTGGGGTACTCATTACAAACTTTTTCTATTTCTTCGGGAATATCTCCCAATGGATTCATTTTCCCATTAGCAATGTAAACGTATGGCACTTCAACTCCTTTTTGAATTGTGTTCGCAGTCGGTGACAGGACACCAACCACGGCAGGTGAAGTTTGGTCGAGGGTTCCAAACATCTGTAATCATCGCACTCTCTAGCTGATTTGTCTCGGGTATCCACTTGCCCCAAGCCTCCGTCTGTTGATCTGTATTGAACTCGGCGGCAACTAGGTCTTTGACTACCAAGAACATCAAGCCAGCCTTGATTGATTTGACTTGCGGGAAATGCTTGAAGGTCAAAAGGGACAGCAATTCTAGTTGCTTCTTGTCCGCATACCTACTGGACTTGCTAGTCTTGTAGTCAATGATCCGTGCCTTATCGCCGTCGATAACAAGCAGGTCAGCAATACCACGGAACCAAACATTCTTGTCTCTGAACTTGCATGGTTGCATGTCCTTGGTCAAGCCCATCTCGTGCTCACATAACTTCTCACCTGACAAGGCTTTCAGTGGGTCAAGGAACGGCTGAATGTAAGCATACTTTTCTGGTATCGCAGTACCGTCACGGATGTATTCTTCTGCTGCCTTATGAACCGCACTGCCGTAGAGCAAGTGTTCCTGTGGTGGCTCGACGATATCCTTGACGATACGCATCCTGTGGTACTTGCGTGGGCATTGCTGAAACAGCGAGATGCTGGAATACGACCATGTGTAATTCATTATGTGGCTTTCTTGGCTGTTTTGGCTGTTTTGGCTGTTTTAGTTCCACAATCCAAAAATGGGATATCGGGCACTTCTTGGCGCAGGGTGAAGTACTCTACTTGAACTTTGGCAGAGTTAATCATCTTTCCAGCCAAATTAGCAAACTCTGCGGCGTCCTTATGCTGAATAGTCCCCGCTTTCAAACCAGCAAAAATTTCAGACAGTTGGTCGCGCAGTTCATTCATGTTTTTCATTTTTTAAACTCCTTAAAATCATCAGTTGTACACGTTTGGCTTCTACCAAACTTTGAGGTATATCCTTAGCGGATATTTTTCGGCGGCTTCCGTCACTTGGGATTACAAGCCTTGCTCGTACATACGCATCTGAAAGTTCATTTACCATTCTTTTTTGGCACGATGCGTTGTACTTAGCCATCTTTGCGTTCCACGCTTGTGGGTCTTTAGCTTTTTGTTTAGCTTTCTTGGCGCGCCTTAACGCACGAATTCGTTCGGGGTTTTCAGCAAATAACTTATCTCTATTTGTTTTTTGTTGCGCGTTTACTTTTTCTCTGTTTTGTTCCCGCCATTTAAGGCGTGTTTCGTTATGCCGTTCTTTGTTTTCCTTTTGCCATTTTCTAACACACGCATCTATCTTTTCTTTGTTATCCGCGTAATATTTTTTAGTATATTCAGCGTAGTACTCCTTGTGAGTTCTGTAGTAGTTTCGTTGATACTCCCTAGCTTCTTCGATCGTTCGTTTTGGTTTTGGTTCTTTTGGTGGGTGCTCAATCCGCCACTGTTTTCGGTTCCTTGCACGTATTGCGTCACCATTCCTTGTTCGGTAGTTTTGATTCCACTGTTGTACTTTATCTTTCATACACAATTTACATTGTGCTCGGTACTTTCGGTACGTACTACCATCTGCCCTAGTTTTAATGCCTTGGGATTCAAAATTTAAAAACAACTTGAACTCGCCGCACTTAGTGCAAGTTCTGCCTTCTGTCATTTCAGCCCCCATTTCTCAATAGACATTTTCTTACCGCAGTCGCCGTAGCTTTTTCCTGCACCAATCTCACATGCCAAAGGCAAAGTCTCAGCCCACTTGGGTCGCCAACGCATACATTCGTTTACATATTTGATGGCTTCATCGCGCTCTAATTCGGATACTACGCACGCCACGGCATCATGCACAGTCAGAACTGGTTTGTAGCGTTTCGCTATCCGTAGCATTTGCTCGGCAATCACACAGCGTGCAAGTGCTTGGCATAAGTTCTCGACTACCTTACCACCGTAGATACGGACTTCACCTTTGCGGGTATCGTAGACGTACTGTGGTCGACCATGCAAGTCAATCTCGGGGGCACGCAAGTTCATATACTTGAGAGGCAAACCGCTAGGAAGATCGTATCCAATTCCGGGGAGTACGCTCACTGCCTGTGCCTGTTTCCCAAACGGAGTAGTAACAAGTTTAGGGCTTGCCAGTGCATCCAAGGTTTTGTGTCCTTCATCCCATAGCGCAGGAATATATGGGAACTCTTGTCGGTACACCTTCAAAATATGTTGGCACATGTTGTCGTCCAAACTTACCCCAAAGTTCTTGAGTTGTATCTGAAACTTGCGCCAACCCATGCCGTAGCCCGCGCCAAGAATCGTAGTCTTACCCACAAATCTCTCAGCGTCGTCAATCTCTCCAAGAGGTTTGTTGTATATCTTTGTTGCCATGATCTTGTAAACGTCTTCGCCTTTTGCAAACGCGCTTACCAAATCAGCTTGCCCCGCCAACCATGCAACGATCCGCGCTTCAATTTGTGAGGAGTCGGCATCAATCATGACGTAGCCTTCGGGTACTACGATAGCCGTCTTGAGTGGTGACTTGCGTGGCAAGTTCTGTAGGTTGAGTTTGTCGTCCCCACCCCAACGCCCTGTGTGTGCGGCATAGTATCTCAGGGGAACTGGAAGGCTACCACGCTTCGCTATGGAGATAAATCTTTGGGTGCGTGTCTCTTCTAATGTGGACTTTGTCCCAAGACGCGCGGCAACAAGTGCTTGCACCCGCTCATCCCAGTGGTCTGCCAACGCTTTAAATCCCTCGTCGCTCTTAGCCAAAGCCAAAGCCATTTGGCCTGTCGTGGGGCTAACCTTCATGGGTGGTGGGACACCATACTCAATCAATCGCTCGGCGAACTTCTGATTGGACATAAGCACTTCTTTGTCGGCGCATGCCTCGGCGATCAGGGCCTCCTTTTTTTCTTGTACAAGTACAAGATGTTGCTCCAACACAGGTAGATCAAGACGTAGCGTAGTCTCTGTGAACATACGGAGAGTCATGTCTATTAGCTTAAGCTCTGGCTTCTGGAAGTTTGCTTGCAAGATATTAAACAAGTCGTACGTCAGCTTGACGTCGTTCTTGCAGTACACGCCATATTGCGCCAAGTCCTCCGCAGAGAAATCAGCACGGCGTTTACCCATAGCCGCGACTACCTCAGTACCCTTCACCCCCAAGCCATAACGCTCGGCGGCTTTTGCTAGGCTGTTGCCAACCTCTGTGCCGTCAATGGCACGTAGCATTGCTAGGGTATCGAGAAGTACTTTTGGCCTAATACCAAACCGCCAAGAAAGGATAGCACCATCAAACATGCAATTATGAGCAAGCAGAAAAGAACTATCCCAGTCAAAGCGAGATAGAAACTCGGAGGTGTCGGCGTGGTCTCCTGTGAACCATTGCGTTTCGTCATCATTTATTTTTACTCCTACACCGATAACTTCAA